AGTTGCTGATAGTTTTGTGGTTTTCTTATTTGTTATTGCAGCTACCTGTTTTAGTAATTCGTGGCTCATTTCGTTAATTTCTCAATTTGTCGGTTACTGGCCTGCTCGGTGCGCCAGGCATCAAACCTCATTTGTGCGCTCATCATGCGCCATTTAAGCAACTCGGCTTGCTCAGTTGCTGCCCCAATTGCATCACAATGGGTTTGATACTTTGGGTGAGCATAAGCCTCTCGCTCTTGACCTCCAATGCTAGTTTCGCCCGATTCTTTCATTAAGATAGCTTTAAGGCTTGACTTAAACGCCTCTAATTGTGCCAGTTCACCCTTTGCTTTAGCATATGCTGGCGCATTGTCCCAAATGTATTCAATTGCTGGGTGTGGGCTGTATTCACTCATGCCGTTCCCCAATGTCATAGAACCAATCGTCACCTACTGCCCATTTGCGTGACCCGTCAACAGTCCAGATGTGGCGTGATGCTTGGAAATCAGGAAAGTCCGTCTTAGCCGGTATTAACGACTGGTCGTACCAAAGGCAACGGTTATTAGGCTGCGCTGCAAACTGACCATTATCTAGCCGAATAAAATTAAATGATTTGTGTTCTTCAGCGACTTCAGTAAATCCTGTATCTACATCCATCCCGTCAGCACAAAAGTCTACGGTAAACAAGTATTTGCCAAAGTGCCATTCTTTGTCTTTACCTAAAAATTTGACCCCAAGATTACGCAAACCAATTTTTTCATGCACGGTAAACCTGTAACCCATGCAATCCCATAGTTGCAGAATGTCAAAATCTAAATCGCCATGTTTAGTATTCCAAACGTAGGCTTGGATAGGTAATTTGTCGTACAAAGCACCGTACCGTGGCAACAGGCTTTCAATGCGAAACACTTGCCCACGGATTGCTTTGATGCTTACCCAAATGGCAGGCTCAATCTCACCGTGACCTTTCTCAAAGTTGTACAGATACTCTCGCCGCACAAAACACTTAATTGGCGGTAAGTTGCCGATTATGTAACTCATGAGTTTACCTCGATTAACTTCATGCCATATTCATTTATTTGATTAGGTATTACAAGATTGGGTTTTTTTATAAGTTTGTTGCGTCGAAATTTTCTATAGTCAACTTGATGATGCCATCTACCAAATTTCCAAATAACTCTTGCAACGTCTGGATGCCAATCTGCCAATACTTGTGATTTTTCCAATGTCCCGTTTTTATACAGTTCATCTGTATTGCCGCCCTTCAACCGCTGCGTTGATACTTTGCCAGCAAGAAACGCATTAAATTGAATTGTGCAATAACCATCTTTTAAAACACGCAATGACAAATCTGTATCTTCGTTGTACTTACCACGCCATCTGTGAGGTATGTCGTTTTGAATCAAAATACAAGAATAAATACGGGTATTTAAAACAAAAGGTGGAACATTGTCAGAGGCTTTACAAAACATATAATAATTAAAACCTGATATTGGTACGTTTTCATAACGATCAATAAAATCTTCTGCCGCTTTAAAAATTGCACCAGTTAAAGCAATTGGTTTGATGTTCCTGTTAAGACGATGAAAGTTCTCAATATTGTCATCGAGTATCCAATGTTTGAGTGCGCCAATGCTTATTGAATGTTCCCAAACCCAATTTCTTGCAGGAATTGAGCCTTGACCAAGATTGCTAAAAGGTAAAACAAGTATTTTTTTTGGATCAATTACAGCTGCGTAATTATCATATTCCTGCGGTTCTATAACGATGTGATACGGTACATTCATGCGTTCTAATGCCTTGCTAGTCAATCGTGTATCCCATCTTCCTTTTGAAATGATGTACACAGGGTAATCAGGATTCATCCACATACCTTTTGTTTGAATGGATACCACGCACCAATGCAGGAAACCATGCAGCTTTAGTTTTAGGCGTTAAAGGTTGATTTAAAACCTTTGCTAATGCCTCCAAATCTTCTTGATTTCTTACACGCACAATGATTTTTGCGTACCCATCTTGTTTTTCTTGCACAAACTCAGGCATATCAACCCATTCACTCCAAATAGGGTGTTGAGCATCTTCAAATTCGATGGTTTGTTGTGTTGTTTCTTTTGCGTATGGCATCAGATTAAGTCCATTTGTTTTGGCATAACTTTCCATTCTCGTTCTGCTCGACCTGACTTGCTTTGCACGTTGCGCCCAGTTAGCAGTATTTCATGGTTGCGTTGTAGCTCACTAAGCCGCCTAGCGACTTGGTTGCCATCGAGTCCCGTAATCGTGGCTATACCGTCTTTCCCCATTGCCCCATACCTGACTAAGGCTTGAATGATGATCGTGGCGTGTTGAGCCGCTAGAGCCTTCGCAGAGTCAGCTGCCACCCAACTGGTTGACGGATCGGTGTTGCGAGCGACTTGGTTCATAGCATCACCAATGATAAAAGTGGAAAGAAACCAAACACTAACGCCAAGCCGATTAGTCCAATTACCCACGCAACTGGCGGTATGCGGTCATCAGATCGTTTGTAATCACGCATTTGGCGAGTCGTGCGACCTGTCCAATTAGGTTCGCTCATGTCTGTGCCGTAAGGCCAGTTACGCTTATTCATCGCTGCCCTCCTCGTTAGCGGTGACGGTTTCAATGTGGTTAACGTCAATAAAATGTGTGTACATTGGCACAGCACACATCAACACCTCGTCACGATCAATCTTAATGTACGGTTCGCCATTGCTATCTGTTTTTACGCCATCAGCAAATTGATCCATAAGCTCTGCAATCTTTTTGTCGGTCAGCTCACGGCTAAGTTCACGCATCAGCTGGCGTTTACCTTCGTCTGTCATTTGAATGTATGAGTATTTCATGGCTTACCCCTTAAACCCATGTTGTTTAAGAATTTGATTTTCTTCTGGGGTAGCCAAACAAACAGCCATTGGGTGTCTTGTTAAATACTTTTGCAATCTTGCTCGTGCTTCATCTGATGGGTATGCTAAAAAATTACGAATCAATTTGCTCATTTTATGTACCTTTATCGTGGTGTGTATGGCTAATTGCCATGACTAATATTAAGCTATCTAAACAGTAATTTCATAGGTGTTTACCCTAGTTTTTGTAATTATTTTTGATTTATTTGGATTTTTACAACAAAACGCCCCATTTACGGGGCGGTCGATGGAACAAGGAGTGAACAACACCGACAATTTATTATAAGTTGTTTTTACGCTTGTAGAACGCAAGTAAATACTGAAAGCAATCCCATGCAGAGGCTAGATCATCCTCTGAATGTTCAATTAGTTTCACATCACCTTCAGCAGTAAAAAACACATTGGCGCATCTGGCTGTTGGTTTGCCAAGGCCGACACGGTAAGCCGCCAGTTGCATCAGTTGTTCGTGATATGGCACAACCTTGTCGAGCTTGTCTTTGCTCTTAAAGTCGATCACGATGTTTTCAGCAATCAAATCAACTTTGCCGCCAAACCCTTCATACGCAAATGAGCGTTCTGCCTCCCAAGTCTGGTCATGCCCAAAGTGGATTCTGATTGACGCATCAACCTGATTAACATAAACAGGGTAATCGTCTTGTTCGCCACGGTAAAAACGCTCAAGCACCCCATGCATTTGAGTGCCACGATCCATAGCGTCACGGCCCGTACTCTTGCTGTCAGACATTACCCGTTCTAGCCAGTTTTCCTCTGTTTCGCCAGCAATGCGTGGCAACGTCAAAGCCGCTAGTAATACTTGTTGTTGCAGCCAGTTGGATAAGCCAGGCTTGGCAACCAATCCCAACACGGTTGTCACGCTAGGCTTTAATCCAAGTTCTCGTGCGTCACGAACCGTTGTGTTGCGTTCTTTGCCGTTCTTGCCAATGATCTTATACGCTGGTGAACCGTCAGCTGCGTACCAATGGCCTGATTCTGAGTCTGCTGATTTAATAATCATTTTTGCACCTGTTTAGCTAATGTTTTAAGCATCTCGATTGCATCCTGTAGGTCTTGCATGGCTCTAGCGTCTAAAACCATGCCTTCGTACCATTGCTGCAATCGCCAAGAAATAAGTATTGCCTCCTCCGTCTGAGTCATCAGAACGGCACATCGTCGATCATTTCATCAAGAGGCACAACAATCCCCTCTTTGATTGACCTGTAAGCGTCAGACTTGGGTTTGGCAGGCGCAGCTGGTGCATCTTCAGCCGTCCGACCACCAAGCATTTGCATTTGGTCAGCAACGACTTCTGTTGTGTACTGATCCACGCCATCTTTGTTTTGCCACTTGCGAGTAGTCATACGACCCGCTATAAAGACCTGTGAGCCTTTTTTTAGGTAGTCGGCACATATTCCTGCCAACTTGCCAAAGGCTGTGATCCTGACCCATTCTGTTGTTTCTTTCGTTGCGGTCTTATAACCAACCGCAATTGAGAAATTACAAATTGCATTACTGTCAGCGGTGTAACGTACTTCAGGGTCTTTGCCCAAGCGCCCAATAAACTCGCAGCGGTTAAGATCGTTTGCCATTATTGGTTCTCCCAGTTTGCTTTGATTCCGTCATACATTGCTTTTAAGACGGGCTGTTGTTCTTTCAGGCATTGTGTCCAAGCCAGTCTAAATATGTCCTTCAGGCTTTCGTAACTGACCGCTGCCGCCATTTGGTCAACTGTTGCATCCATATCTATGCCTTTGGGTTTTTCAACCTTTGGTGGCGCTGATTTAACGGCAGATTCACCATCATCGTCAGCCGACGCAACGCACATGGCGGTTTGGATTGAGTACCTCTTTGCGTAGCTCAAAGCTGAACCGAAACCCTGACTGTCGTGTTTGCTTGCAGGCACAAACAGTTTGCCAAATGACATTTCTTGACCTGATTCGTGAATAATCACGGTTTCCACACAAACACCACCTTCGGCATCGTGTGTCTTTTGTACAACGGCTAATCCGTTTGCAGACAAATGCGGTCTAACAGCGTCGATGACTGATGCCAGACTTGAGTATGCAGATTTAAAATGGGGATTTTTACTATCTTTGGCTGCGTGTGACATTGCTGCCTGCGCCGTGACTAATGCTTTTGCTAGTTCTTTCATTTATGCACCTGTATGTTGTCCTGACGGGTATGTCAGTAGATAGATATTAAGGTATCTAAACAGATAAGTCAACACATACAAAACCTCATCTGTTAAGCTATCTAACATGAATACAACAGAAATCATCCAAACATTAGGTGGCACATTTGCTGTAGCCAAGCTTTGCCGTGTCAGTCCACCAGCTGTGTCGCAATGGCGCAACAATGGTTTGCCTGGTGACAAGCTAGTGTTACTGGCCACCGAGCTTGAAAAGAAATCAGCAGGCAAATGGTCAAGAAAAGAAATTCCTAACTGGTCACAAATTTGGCCTGACTTACGATAGACTGATTAAGCCTTTAGCAAGCAGAAACTCATCAATGATAAGGGTCGTGTTTCACTAGCCTAGCTTCAGGGCTTGACACATCGGAAAGACGGTGGCAGAATTGCATTGTTGTCTTGGCAGACGATGTAAGCCGTTTTAGTGTGTATTTTGATTCTCTTGCGCCTTGAAGCCGATAGAGAATGTCCCGAAAGGGTCTGCCAACAAAATACACTCTAAAACGGCTTTTTTATTTGTCTTTTGATAACCGTCAGAGAGCGTTATCTAATACGGTTAAATCGCCGGTACTCAAGAAAGATTGGCTGGTCTACACCCGACTGCAAGCCACGTAGCCTTAAATGGGGACTACACAAGATTAGAGAACACGGTGGGACAAGACTCTAAATCGATTGAACATTAACTCCGGTAGGATTGGTATTGTTCTGTTATAAAACAATATGGATCGAGTTGGACTGCGTAGGGAAACTACACGCTATCCACCCTTGGGAATACTATTGTCCAAATAATAAAAGTACGGGTAATCACTAAGATAAATACCTCTTGTGCATTGTGTTTAGATGGCTTAATGTGATGCTTTTATGGAGAACATATGTCAACAGAACAAAAGATATTGCGGTATTGCATTGAGCCTAAAACAACAGTTGATATTGCTGATTACTGTGGCCTTGAAAAGATCAGCATTTACACTCAACTTGCCAAACTTCAGCGCAACAACAAGATTGAGAAACGTGGGGATGGTAGGCGTGGCTCACCTTGTGTTTATGTCACTATTCGACAAGCACCGACTGCTACACAATCCTCAGACAATTACGAAAACCTCGTTGTTAAACACGCTCACAACCCGTTTGGACTGCGTTTATGAACAAGGCCGACTATATCCATCTGTTTAAAGAGGCTTGCGGTGGTCGCTGCAACGCTGAATTTAATCCTTGTGCCTTTCGCCAGGCTGCTGACAATCTAGCTAAATTAAAACCTATAGGGTTCATTGGGGATAAAGG